CATAGCTATTACATGAACGGTAGATATGTAGTCTGCACAACCTGCTGCTATGGCGGCAACTGCAATACAAACTGCTACTAATGGAAACATTTACTGCTTTGGTCTTCTTCGGAGGGCTGCTAGTGGGAATGGGGCTGATCTTGCTGACAGCAGCAATCATCACCTACTTCATTTTTTGCTAAAATATCTGCGGGGCGAAAGCTGTGCTGGTCTTGATTAACCTTGGTCAGTGGTCAATCAACACAGTAAGTAGCCCTACTTCTTCACCGCACGTTTAGCTGTCTTTGCCGAACGAACAAAAGCTTCCTTGGTTGGATAGCCTTTCTCTCCCGGTTTCTTAGGCGGCAAGCCTTTCTCCCGACGCTTGTTAATGTTGTAGTACAGTCCTTTATTCATTTTGTAATCCCTAAGTATTTTCTTACTTCATTCAGTATTTGTAACTGTTGAGGCGTATACATTTCCTCTGCCCTGTCGCCCCACTGATTAAAAGTGTATCCACGAAACATCTCTGGCAAACCTGATCTTTCATACCATTGCTCATACGGACGCTGCTCACCCAATTGCTTTTGGTGAAACTGATAACGACGACGCATCATCTCAGGTTCTAATGACTGACCGAATTGCTGATAATACTGTTGCAGTTTTGGATCGGCTTGCACACCGTAATGGGATACATAGTCACCGAGAATATCTATAGGTCGAACATCTGGACGGAAGACTTCTATGCCAACTCTACCCATAGGCAACCCAGATGGTCTTGGCATATCTGGCGCACCGGGTTCATCAGGCGGGTAAAACTCAAGATACCTTTGTTCGCCCGGCTTTGGGTTATACAGAATGTCTATTTCCTTATCTTTCATATAAGGATATTCCGACTGCACATCTGACAGAAAATCTGGCGCTCTTTCTGTCTTTATGACCTGCATTATGTCTTCGTTAAGATCATCTGCTATCGGCATTTCCATCTCCGCATGGAGGCTTTAGCGCGTTCAGAGTTCTTGGACTTGCGTACCACGCCAGCCATACGCGCACAGAATGATTTACGCCTAGCTGCCTCACCCTTGGTAGGGTTGCTGGAAGTCACTGGCGCACGTAGATTGCTGCCGGTTTCCCGGTTGTACTTAGCCCTACCCTTGGCAGTCAAGCCAGCACCCTGACTAGCAGGTAGCTTCTCACCTCTGCCTATAGCTAGGCTGACACCTTTCTTAGCCATTAGTAACTCCACACATTAGGTCTAGGGGGAGACTTAACCGTATCAACGTGGATAAATCTGCCAGCGCCCTTCTGCTGTACGCCTATGCCAGTAAAGCCTAGCTGCATAGCCAGAGAAAGGATTTTGTGAGCCTCGCTACCATCAACGCCTATGTCGGCAGCAAGCCCGGTAGAGTGAGCGCCAGAAGCTTTCTTGGCGGCTTCTATGGGATGTTTAGGGCAACGGTAGCCAGAAGTAATCTTCATGGGTTTACCGTAGAGATTACGTAATTCTTGCAGCTTATCCATAAATTCAGGCTGCATCTTGTTTTGCCCACAATGTTTGCAGGAAAACTCATCAGCCTTGAAGTTAGGATATTTCGACCAATCCATTACTTATCTGCGGTCAGCATACCGACCAAACCAGCAATGCCTAGTCCAGCAGTCACGATAGCTTCAGCCATAGCCGGTGCAATAGGCACACCAATAGCAGTCAGAAACAGGATAGCGCCACGCCATGTTGACGGTTCTTTAACTCGGTCAAGAATGTAGTCTTTCATAGTCCTTCTCCCGGCGTGATGTAAAGCTTCGCATTATTATGCGGAGCAATGATTCGCACGTACACAGTCTTAGTAGAACTGCATTGTGGGCCAGTAAATGATCGAGAGCTATAAGGTGGAATAGTTACAACCGCAGCACTATTTCCATCTGGAATACTGGCGGTAATATTTGCGGTTTCTCCGTAAGCAACAAACACAGGATTGTCTTTATCTACGTTACAGACAAAGTATTGGTTGACCGGACTGACAGCAGTAATGGAAACCACATTACCTTGTACGTTTGCGCTTGCAGCAGTTGCCACAACGCAATTGCCCATAGGTTGAAACGGGATATTGTTCGCCATTACGCAACCTTTTTCTGGCCTTTCACCGTATCAGTAGGGCTGTTCTTACTATCGTGAGAACTGCCGAAACACCAAGTAGATTGGAAGCCACCCTTGGGCAGCGTACCTGACTTGTAGTATGGATCGCCACCGCCAGTAACATCAGTAGGCAACTGAGGGCGCATAGCAATACCGCCTTGCTGGTTGTTAGTCTGATACTTTTTCATCTCTCAAGCTCCTATCTCTACGCAAAACCAAAAACGTGAATACGGAAAAGATAGCCAGCGCAACCAATCTCTCCCACTGCGGCCCCCACATAGCCCACGAAGTCATCCCGCAGACCATTCCTAATGCAAGAATCAAAATCAAACGCTCTGACAATACATCTAATGCAATACTGATAAGTTTAGTAGCATCCATGAATATCCCCTATAATGAATGGTATTCACATAATACTACTCATCTTCCTCAGAAGCAAAACCGCTTCCCCATTCATCATCGGCTATTTTCAATTTGATAGCTTCCAGCTTCAGGGCGCGGTCTATCACCTTAGACTTGTCAGTAATAGATGCCGTAGGGTCTTGCATTACCTCTTTTAGCATCTTAGAAATAGCATCTTCGAGTTCAGGATTTATCCCCTTATCCTTTTTCCTGCTCATCGCATACGACCTCTAGCTTCTTTCTTTGCCTTACGAGCAACACTGTAGGCAATAGCTACGGCTTGCTTCTGGGGCTTGCCACGCTTCATTTCCTTGGAAATGTTCTTGCTCATGGACTTCTGGCTAAAACCTTTAATCAGTGGCATAACGGCCTCCTATCGCTTCATCTTGCGTTTAGCGCCACGCATAGGCATGGCTGGCTTTTCCTTCATCATCGTGCGGCCTAGCGCCTTTTGAGCGTCCAGCGAACCACGAACCTCGTTCTCGCCGCCACGCATCTCAGCAGCACGAATCTCTGCATCACTCATCTTTTTGCCATACATCATCATCTTGCTCCCAAGTTAGGCGCGACAGAACCGATCTGACCGCGCTGATTTATAACCCCCTCTACCGTTCTGTACGCACCCGGCGCAACATAACCAACGATTGCATTCTTAATAAGTCTGCCAGCCAATGTCAATTTCTGTTGTTCTGGAATGGCAACATCCTGAATCTCTCTAAGCTGTCGGCTGATCTGGTCTAGCTCTCTAGCGCCCATCAAGCCCGTCCTGCCTAGCGAATCTTTCAAGCTGCTTTCCCAGAATCTAATAGTGCCAAAGATACCCTGCGTAGCCCTGTCTGCCAATGACTGACGAACAGCCTCACCAAGTATTTCACGGCCTTTGGGGGCGGCGGCAATGGTGGGCGCAACTCGATCCCATAGCGTCCTGTCACCCTTGTTGATAATCTCCACGACACGGGCAGCAGGTTCGGCAGAGCCAAGAATAGTCTGCGCTTCTTTCTCAGCAGCAGCCAAAACTTTGCCGCCCTCTTTAACGCCTAGTTCCTCTGCTCTGGTAGCTTCTTTAGCCGCCATACCCGCTTGAGCCTCCTTGCCCTTGCCGACCTTGGCAGCGCGGGTTGCCATGCCTTCAGCACGTTCTAGGTTATTCACGTAGTTTTGCGCTGTACGCTGAACTCCGGGAAGTGACGAAAGCCAATCAGAGTTGGTGCGACTGTTCAACCAGCTACGTGCAGCACGAGCATCCATGTTAGCTATGCTTTTAGCAACATAGTCAGCAGCAGCACGTTCCACTAAAGCCTGATCTCCTGTCAAAGCAATCACATCTTGCACTGACTGTTTGCTTTTAAAGAAATCTGCTGGCAAACCTTTGGTATCTGCCTTGAACTTGGTCGGGTCAATACGATCTAACGCGGTAGCCTTTGCTCCACGTTGAGTTCTAAACTTATCCAACAAGCGAGATGCAACCTCATACTCAGACTGTAATTGGTTTTGCAGTGGGCCAGCATACTTGGACTGAATCTCAGAAAGTTTTGCGTAGTATTCACGGGCAACATTCTGAGTTAAACCCTCATAACCCTTTACTTCTTTACCAAATGCAACATCACCAAGCTTGCGGCGAACAGCATCTAGTGCCTCAAATGAAGTTGGATACACTTTTGTATTTACTTTTAGTTTGCCTGTTGCCTCATCCAAATACTTTGTTGTTACTTTTCTTCCTGTAACCGCGCTATAAATATTGTTGTAAGCATTTAATAAGCCCTGCTCAGTAACAGGCGCGGTTGCTTGCTGACTAGCTTCTTTCCCAAGAATAAGTTTACTACGCAAAGAATCAACCATTTCTTTAAATTCAGGCAAAGCTTGAAGAAAGTCGCCTTTACTTTCTTTGCCAGCAACTACAGCATCCCTAGCCTTTTTTGTTTCTTGATAGGCAGCATCACGGGCTAAAGATTGCTCATCGAATCGGCTAACAATACGATCACGTAAGGTTGCGCCAATATCAGATAGCTCTCGCGTAGGGTCGCCAACATCACGCAAAGTATCTTTTGCTCTGCGTACAATTGTTTCCTTTGCTTCTCCTAGCTCACCGCCAGTTTGAGCAAGTCTGGTTGCTCTCTGCTGTTCCTCTGCGCTAACACGCGCACCAGAACGCTCTAATGCCTTCGCTTCCTGTGCGGCTGCACCACGCATTTGCTGAACATCTTGAGAAAGCACATCATAGATTTTCTTTTGTGCATCAGTAGTGTACGGAGATGCGCGTAATTCATCTATCCGGCGCAACACTTCCTTACGCTGCGCTCCGGCTAAAGATCGAACGCCAACATCATCCATAACGCTACGCAACAAAGTGCGTGCGCTTGCAGCCGTAGGGGAAAAAGAACGAATAACTCCCTGTAATCCTCTTGCGCCACTAGACACAAGTTCTACTGGCAAAAGACTTCCACCGATACGCGCAGCTTCAGCAACAGGCGCTGGAGCGCCAGCCATTTCAGCTATTTGACCAGCAGTTTCGCCAGTAGCACCAGAGAATGCGCCGGTAGCAGCGCCTATAGCACGTTGCTTGCCGCCAGCAAGACTAGGTGCGGCAGCTCTCATCGCTCTACCAGCCATTTGTACCGGCTTGTATGGAATTTTCTCCATTACCTGACCAGTATATTTGGCAAGTTCTGGCGTAAATATGCCAGCAGCGCCACCAATACCAGAAGCAATACCAACTTCTTTGGCACGTTCTTTTAATGTCTTAGGTTCTTGAGGTTGAGCGACTTCATCTTCAAATCTAATTGAAGACTTTGGAGTTTGTTCATCCTCAAATTTGATAGCCATAGTTACTCCACGACTGCGTTTCTACCGTTAATGGTAATTCTTGTGCCTTTAGGCAACTTAGCTGCTTCAGCTTCTTGAACAGTGGCAAATGATCTTCGCTGTTCGCCACCCTCAGACGATCTAACGGAATAGTCTT